AGCGTAACGGCCATTCATGCGTCGGAGTTCAGTGTCAGCAGTGACGAAGGGTTTGCTGGAACGGCAGACGCCTTAATCGACACGCCATTGGGTCTGACGATCTGTGATTTCAAGACGACCAGCCGAGAGACTGACAAGCCAGAAGCCTGGCTAAAGGATCATCAGGATCAGCTCGGTGCTTACAGCCTTGCTTTGCGTGAACGAGCTGGGATCCGGGTTAGTGCTGGAGCGGTGGTTATTGCGAAGCCGAATGGCAATGTCCAGTTGCGGATGCTGTCGGAGCTGGAGATGAGAGGTTGCGAAGCACGATGGACTGAGCGGAACAACCTGTATAAGGAGATGCTGTTGAGTGGAGAGGTGCTTTAAAAGCCTTTGGCTGGTTTTCTAGCCTTAGAAGCAAATTTTGCTTGATCAAGGTTTTTGCATCTACCATTTTTTAGGACAGTTTTTTCTTTTTCTGTCTGTGCATTCACGGATGCCTGAAGTTCTTTTTGTTCTTCAACTATTCGGTCGTAAAACTGTGAGACACTCCAAGCGATGCCAAACACAAGTGAGTCAGGGTCTCCTTTGCGGTGATTATCAATAATGAACACAGTCTTCAACCGAATACTTTGGGACGGATTTAACGGTGTAATCCCAGGTGCCGTTATCTCTTCTGTATTTGCGAACAACTCCAATACAGCTCACTCGTTTGTAAGCATTTTTATTATTGGTGGTCATATTCTTAAAATCTTCTCTATCAGGCGATAGCCAGATGTGATCAAATTTGGCACCACCTGGGGTTTTAGCCATGTCTTGCATGGAGCTGTCCATATCCCAAGGGATGATGTAGACATTTTTGAGACAAAGCCAGGTTCCATCGAAACGTGTGGAGACATACCAGCCGTTAAAGGATACGATTCGGTTTTGCCATTTAGCTAAAGCAGCTCTCATGGAAGAAGCGTTGGATGAGATTTACAAGGGGCGTTGCAATGTTGCCGTCAAGGCGAAGGAGATAGGCGTCTCAACAGAAGAGCTGAAACGCCTGTTTCGTGTTTATGCGATGCAGCGCCCTATCGATGAGGATGTTTGGCGCGGCGACGTGGAGCTAGGTTGGCCCTGGGCTTAACGACGAAAACGGTCAAGGAATTGTCTGAGCTTTATGACTCTTCGGAAGGAGTCGTTTAGTGATTCATTGGCTGCAAGCCAGCAGGTCAGTATTGATCTAAGTTCACCAATTTTTATCTCAAAAATCTCATCGTCTTTTGCGTTAGAGATGTACTCTTGAAATTCTTTTATATATCGAACATCAGTTTCTAAACTGCTTAGAAGTTGTTTTTCGGGCGGCAGGTTGGAAAAGAACTCACTGGGTGAATTGGGGATGGAGTCAGACACTGGTGTTTTGGGGTTCAGGTGAAACGCACTCTTCCATGGCTCTACGTTCGTAGTGCCGCTTCAAGCGCAGGCAATCATTGGCGCGGACGAAGTTGCCCTGTTGTTCAAAGACACCTGCTCTAGCTGCTTCATAACGAATCGCCATTGGCAGAAGGTTTGTTGGAACGCGGGAACCAGCAGCGGAATACTTGTTGCCATTGAGTTTGGTGCTCATCAGTATTGGGGCGTTGGGTCAAAGTTCAACTCGTTCTCCAGCTGGGGGATGACTTCATCTTCCAAAAGAGACCGCATTGAGTGGGTCAAGTGCTCATTCATTTGATGGCGCTTGTTCTCACGATTGATAACACCTTTAAGGATGTCAAGAGCGCGTTGAATTTTTTTGCACTCGTATTCTTGAACTGGTTTGTAGTGGTACGGCATCACCATTCGACCTCTTGAATAAGTTGGTTAAGGGTTTTCAGGGATTGGAGACTGGAGAGCTGACGTTGACCATCGCTGAGACCCTTCTGCAAGGCTTCTGGATCAGCGGTACGGACAACTTGCTCCATCTCTTGCTGAACGAGCTTGAAGCAGAACTCAATACGTTCTGCGGGGTTGTAGCTGAGATGGCTTGAAGACCTGGACTTCTGCCCACCGAGGATGAGACAGAGCAGTTGATTGATGGAGCGGTTGCAGTCTTGGCGAGTAATCACTGGTACTGAAGGGATTCGATAAGGGTGGTCAGGTCTGGGTCGGAATAGTCGTAAGCCTCAAGAGGCTCAAGACCTAAAGATTGCAGATGAGCTTCAACGACTTTTGACATGTAGTCGTTGAAGGAGATGCTTTCGCAGACTGATTGATGGTGACGCTTGAGAGCAGTCAAAAGATCGTCAGGGATCAGCACGTTCATCTGTGACCGCTTGCCTTTGTAATCAAGGTTGTTGTCACCTTTGAAGCCGTAGCCGCGTCCCTTCTGGCCAGGAGACCTTTTGGGACGGCGACGAGGAGACGGTTTGATGGCTTTGCTGCGTGGGCAGATGGCTTCAAAGATTTGTTTGTCGGGATTCCAGCGTGTTCTCATTTGTATTTAACGGGGAAGAAGAATTCGGACTCTTTGCCGTTGAGGGTCACACCGTCCTTGTGGGTGAGCCCAATGCAGTTTCCATCAGGCGTGTAGACGATGTTGAAGCCACCGCGTTCGTTGTATTTGACAACGTAAGCAGTGGTTGACCAGCAGACGGTTTGGCCGTTGAGAACGGCTGCTTTGATGGTTTGTAGGTTCATTACTTGAGGTTGCGGTTACGTTCAGCGGCGTCAGGAATGGAAGCTAGGTAGTCATCCCATTCCGCCTGGCGTTCTCGTTCTTCGATCTCTTCATCGGAGAGAGGCGGCCAGGGTTCTTTGTATTCGGACGGCAGAAGGTCGTCGATGTCGTCGTTGCGGATGATGATCACTTGCTCTCCTCCTGCTGTTTTTTTGCGGCGGCTTCCTTGGCCTCTGCTTCAAGCTTGTTGTGCTTGATGGCAAGCTCCCTGCGAATCGGCCTAAGCGCCGCTTCAGCGTTGTCAGCCTCTTGCTTGTACTGCTGGCGCTTGACCGTGGCATCAGCAATAGCGAGATGCAGAGCGTATTTCTGCTCGTCAATCTCTTGGCAATAGTCAAAGAGCTGCTCATTCCTCACTTCAAGCGTGTAGCTCTGGCCGACAAACTTTTGAGCGATCTCCTCGTCCTCACGGCTCATGCACTCGAAGTCAGTCTTCTTGGATTCAAGGATGTCATAAACAAACTTGAGCATCTCAAGTCGCATGTCATTGGAGCGGATGACCTTTTCACAGTCGCGCTGACGTGAACGGGCAAGATCAGAAGCTTGCTGCAAGTCGGAATACTTCTTGTCAGCTTTAAGGAAGTCGCCCCAGGCAGGAACGGATTTGGTTTGCTCAGTGGAGTTGGTCATTGATTTGATGATTGGAGCGGTGTGAGACAAACGTCTCAGAACTTTTGAGACAGGCCACCCATACGGGCAAGCCTTTCGTATTCACGGACAAGACGT